AGCTAGGCTCCACCATAGTATACTTCATAGCGGAAATCAGTCTCTAGGCATGGCATGTATATCTTGTTGAACACTTTAGCACTTATGCGTATATCAATGTTGGGCATTGGCATCACCTCCAATAATAGAAATATCTATAATTAGCCATTATTACACCATCCGGTATGGATAATTGTTGCGGGTTCATGTATTGCCATCACATAGGGTTCGTCTTTGCAGGTTGTTCCGTTGAATACGCGGCATGAAGCACAGTTGGTTTTGCCGTAAGTAGGGTCTGTTGGATCGAATACTTTACACGCTCTGTTTTCAGACATGCTATTTCCTCCTGAAATTGGGCTTGTAATCAAGGGTTTGGGGTTGAAAGAAGGGGTTAAGGGGTTTGAGGTTTCAATAACTTAAACTTCTGCCGAACATACTCAGGAATAAACGGTTCCAAATCATTCTGAAACAACAGGTAAAGATTCAGCGACAACCGATTAGATGAGAAAAAGTAAATAGGGTTGAAATAATATTGAGTGACGATATCATCCTCACCAACCTTCACCTCTACCCTAGCAATAATCCTATGCTTAATCATCCTATTTAAAAAGGTAACTGTATGTCTGTCTGTATCCCTGATAACCCTTGCCATCTGTTCGACACTCATCACTCTTATGCCACCATTACCGCGGTATCCAATCATATTAGTAGTGGAGTAAACCTTCTTACTCAATAGGAATAAGTTTGCTATGTCAGTCTTGGTTATCTTTTTAGGAAGTTCTACATCTTGGAACGTCTTGACGAATCCGGTCTTATTCCAAAATAGATAACCTTTTTCCTCGTCAAACATATCTTTAAAATAAGCTCTTTTCGTATTAACTATCTCTCCATTTTCATCAATAATATTAGTCACCTTATGCACTAAACCACCTCCAAAAACGTAGGTGCATTTGGAATATCGTATGCACCTGTAAAATTAGGCAATAAAAAATAATTAAAATCACCAAAAGCGTTGATATAAGCCACTTTTAGGCATTTAAACCGAGATAATTAATGATTAATCACGTAGACTCACAATAATAACTACGTCTGAGTACGCATGATTTGAGTTCATCGCATAACAAACACCCCTCACTATCGCAAAGGGCATTACTAAAAATCTATAAAAATTGAGCGCGCAAAATTTGGAATGCGGCATTGGGCTTTGCTTTAGTTTTGGGGTTCATGCTTATGTTGGAGTTATGCTTTATGTATTGAGTTTATTAGGAAGTGTTCGTATGGATATACTTGTGGATTATGTTTTTGTAGGAGAGGATGAGGTATTCATGGTTGATGAATTCATTGGAGAGATAGGGGGAGAGGTATACATATATACGATGGGTATACCGGCCCCATGCCTCGGTGGTCCTAGTACCGTCCCCCTACCCCTAGTGTCCGGTCAGTCCGGCATATCAGACATACCCCATAGGGCAGAGCAGGGAGAGCAGGACAAGGACAATACTCATCCTTGGTAATGACTAGTAGTGTAGAGCGACAGCCATCTAGCACAACTATCATCTGTTTGGCATTGGCTACCGGATATCCAATAGTCTTTGCTTTGTGCCATGTCCTAATGGATGATCACTGAACGAATGTTACACAATGGTAATTCTGTCACATTCAAAATCAACCTATAGGCTGATCTCAGCCTATTACCTCTCAAAACACCCTCTAAATGATAATACAAAGGTCTAATTCCACCACTGAAGGACACTATTATATCAACTATTAAAATATAATAGTTATAAATAATATATTACTCAGTGTCTTCAATGCGGATTGTGATAGTTTGAGCGGCATCTACTTCAACCTTATCTACAAACATGCCCAGGTGCTTACCGATCATATCTAATGCACCTTTTTTGTCGTGTAGCTTGAACTTAAACGTCCCATCTTTGCCAATAGACACCTCATTCACCATAGATCCATCTATTTCCTCAGAAGATTTGGCATCTACTATTTGTTTGTATCCATATATAGGATTTCCCTCGTCATCAGTGTCCACAATTGTCTTCTCAGTCTTAAACGAAAGGAAGTCTTTTATGTCTGAAAAGGCTATTTTGGCATATTCCGCAACCACTCTCTCTACTGTTGCCATGTTCCTATATTTAACTTCATCCTGTAATTGTTCAATCCTTTGGGCGAGCTTTGGGTTTGCAAATAGCTTGCAAGCTTCTTCATCAATGCATTTATCAGACATGTTCCCAGCATCATAAGCCGCCTTATACGCTTCCCTTTGAGTCATCCCAGTAAATAACCCTTGAGCATATTTCTCTTGCTTAACTGTCAACTTTACACCCATACTTAATCACCTTCCATCTTATTAGTTAGTCGAAGCTAATCGTTAATACCCCACAACAAGCCCTACAATGCTATTTTAAGCCCACTACTAAGCAATTCAATGCATTCCTACTCAATAACTTAATAGCACTCTTAAAACATTACTTCTATAGAGCAACACAAAAACAAAATAAACTTAACTATATTTGATAAATGACATTGCATAAATCATATCATTAGGTATATAATAACATCAGATCAAAAAAACGAGGGAGGAAACACATGGCACACTTATTTATCGTTAAAGTCTTTGAAGATGGAGAATCCTTTGAGTACGAGTTCGGCAACCTCAAGCATGCTAGAGAATCATTCGATAACGAGTCAAGCGCCCAACTACTCGAATACATCGACGGCAAGTATCATCTTGTAGAGGCTAAATAATGAATAGTGACAAGATCATCCTTGATTTATGTGGAGGAACTGGTTCATGGTCTAAGCCGTACAAAAATCACGGATATGACGTCCGGCTTATTACTTTGCCTAAACATGATGTATTAACTTATGTACCACCTGATAATGTCTATGGAGTATTAGCGGCTCCGGTATGTACAGACTTTAGTGTCAGCGGGGCGCAATACTGGAATAGGAAGGACCAGGACGGAACAACCATTAAATCTATGTCAATCACAATGGCATGTTTACGCATCATAGCAATGACCAGGCCTTCATTTTGGGCACTAGAAAACCCAGTTGGTAGACTTAGAAAATGGCTAGGAGATCCGCAGTTAATATTTAATCCTTGTGATTATGGCGATCCCTACACAAAGAAAACTCTCTTGTGGGGAAGATTCAATGAGCCGAAAAGGAATCCAGTCGAACCAATCAGGGTTTGCAGTCAAGGAAGTTGGTTGCAAAAGCTAGGTGGCAAGTCAGAAAAAACTAAAATGTTACGCAGTATGACACCCCAGGGATTTGCAAACGCCTTTTATAACGCTAATAAGTAAGGAGATAACACAATGACAAGTGGAGGTAAACGCCCCGGCTCCGGTCGCAAACCAATAAAAGCAAAAGCAACCAACCGCACAATCCGCATGACCGATACAGAATGGTCCACCATACGCCAACTAGCCACAGAAGCAGGGCAAACCATATCAGACTACATCCGAACTAAGGCCACTAAATAAGTGGTCTTCTCTTTACCAAAAAATAATCCCTAAATACCTCTTGACATACTAGCCAACTAGCTATACAATACACACAAGATCAACGAACCGAAAGCATCCTCTACCAACTCAGCCAAACAAAAGCGTCCCTCAGCCGAGTGATGGTCTGAGACAGCCTAACAAGGCAAGAGTTGGCACGATGCGGAAGGTTCAAATTAAGAGGAGGAACCCACATGAAAAAGACAAAAACTAGGATTGCCTACGGATACCACAAGGAAAGCGGAAAAACATTTAATCTCGGAGATACCATTGAAGCAGCATTAAAAGCAAACATGATGTACCGAGAGTACGAAAAAGCATTAGTAAAAGCAAACCCACAGCTTGAAATAACTTTCAAAATTGAGCAGTAACCACCAGGGAGCTTTTGCTCTCGCCTCTACATCCTTTAAGTAGGGTGTGGAGGCGGAAGTAAAAACTTGAAAGAAGGAATTGATATGGCAGCAGCTAAACAAAACGTATACGAAATGGTAACTGAGCGCATCATTAAGAAACTTGAATCAGGCGTTATACCCTGGAGAAAACCTTGGAATTCATGCGGCGCAGTAGCTTGGGAAACTCAAAGAGAATATCGCGGCATCAACGCAATGTTACTCGAACCCGGCGAATATGCTACCTTCAATAAAATAAAAGAATCTGGTGGCAAAGTCAAAAAGGGAGCTAAAGGACAAATGGTGGTATTCTGGAAAATGTTTGAGAATGAAGAAGATCCCGAGAAGAAAATTCCCTTTCTGAGATACTTCACGGTTTTTGAGATCAATACCCAAGTTGAGGGGATGAAGTCCAAGCGCAAAGAAGTAGTAGCTAACGAACATAGTCCTATCGAATCAGCAGAGCAAATAAAAGTAGCCTACCGGAATTGCCCTCCGATAAGCTACGCGCCAGGTAAAGCCTTCTATATGCCTTCCACCGACTCGATAAGTGTACCAGAAATAAACGACTACAACAACCCCGAAGAATTCTATTCCACTATGTTCCACGAAATGGTACATAGCACAGGTCATAAGTCGCGATTGAACCGGACCGGAATCACTGGAATAGCAGCATTCGGTTCAGAGACTTACAGTAAGGAGGAATTAGTAGCAGAGATTGGAGCCGCGATGCTTTGCACAGTTGCAGGGATTGACCAAACAACCTTTGAAAATTCAGCATCTTATGTCTCATCTTGGTTGAGAGCATTAAAGGGAGATCCTAAACTCGTAGTATTCGCAGCAAGTCAAGCGCAAAAAGCAGCAGACCACATTAGAGGAATCAAGGCAGAGTATTAATACCACAAGGTCAGCCGGGTACCCATTGCTCGGAGAAGGAGGAAACCACATGCAAGTAGTCCTAAACACCAAAATATCCCTAGAACTCAGGCAACAATTAGACCAGCACTCCAAGGACACCAACAAGGCAATGGCTAAGATAGTAGCAGAAGCACTAGAAGCATACTTCAAGGCTCTCAAATAGAGAGTCTTTCCTCTACCCCTAAGCCCACAGATTAACATTGCATTACAACGCTAATTACTAAGCTCAAGCATCCTAAATAAACTTGATTAAATACCCACGAATCATGTTGACATCTATCTTGAAAAGTAGTACAATAAATCAAGATTAAATAAAGGAGGTCGCCAACATGCTTTATCATCGCTTTACCAATTCTAAAAATCCAATGTCAAACTGGGGACACGCAATGTTTTCCACTAATAGGAATAAGGTAGAAAACTACGGTGTAAACGAGTTCGTTTTTGCATCCACTAAAGACAATCGCCGCACAATTAAATCCTTGAAGTCCCTGATCATTAAAACTTGGAAGCACGACCAGGCGAATGGATTTAGTGGGGATTTCGGAAACGGATGTACAGATGATTACTACTACAACGTAAAAGAAAATGACGTTGATGCACTCAGTATATACAACAGCTTTGACCCATCCGACATTGTAGACTCTGCCAACGCTTGGGACTCTGATCTATATCAATGGTTCTGGGAGCGCATCGCAGAGCCTAACGGAATTATGGCCGTAACCACTCAGGATGGCGCGATAGTTTTTGATGTAGACTTAATCATGGAGGTATGCTAAATGTCTAAAGAGGACGAGGTTATGAGCGCGAGAATTGCAAGGGTTAAGTCAGTCATTAGCAAGATATTGGATGGGTGCTCAAATTGCCCAGATATCCAATTTGGTTGGAGTGGATCGCTTATCGAGGTTTACCTAGATGGTGGTAACTACCAAATACGTAACCTTATCGAGTCCCATTTTGTAAACAGCAGAAGGTACAAAGGAGTTACGATCCAAAATAACGACACAAAAAAACGTATTAGCTTTGTTTTAGCCTGAAGGAAAGAAAGGAAGTTTTATGACATGAAAAAGTACGAGTATTATGAGATCACCGCTCAAAAATGCATCAAAGGTGACACTGGGAACGAGTTTAGCGGCCCAAATAATGATGCGGAATACGAGAAAATCAGTTTTAAGGTCCGAGGTACATCCCACACGCAACATATTTGGAACAGAACGCACATTAACGGCCTATCGAAAGATGCTGAATCTAAAATCCAAAAACTCAAAGGAGATGGCTATGAAGTTTGGACATCTGTGGGGGCAAATATTGCACACGTAGAAAACTAACGGAGGTAATAAATGGATAAGACGCAAACGCAACCCGCAACCCACGGCGGCTACCGCCCCGGCTCCGGACGCAAACCAACTGGCCGCACTCGCCGAACATTCCAGCTCACAGATGCCGAGTACGCAAAGCTAAAAGAGCTACTGTCCAAAATAAGGACTACTAAATCGAACGAAGAAAGAAGGAATTAGGATGAGCACAAGAACTCGTTTTATCAACAAGCAACTGTCTAGCCATTTATCCACTATTACAAAAATCAAATCTCTCGGCATTGACTACCTGGGCCGCTATGCAAGCAATGTCGAGTCTGACCTGCGCGCTATAGGTAAAAACCAATTATCTGACCGTTTTCTTAACGAAATTGAATATATCGGTCCTGGGAAACCCGTTAGATGCTCACACGAAGGGTGTAATGATTGCGTCTCCTACGGTGCCCGTAACCCCGAGACCGGAAAGGTGTATTGTCGAGAACATGAGTACTTAGCGTAGTAGCCCGACAGCTCGCAAGGAGCCTATCATAGAGTTCTAATATCAGTAGATCAAAGCCAAGCCGGGCTAAATCGGCGTAAGGAGGATAACACATGTTTAACGATCAAGAACATCTAAACGCTTTCGAATCCCTCTGCCCAGGCAAACTAATCACTGATTCAGAATGGTACAGCACAGTTTTTTCCTTAACTTCCGATTCCGAACTACGCAACAAAACACTGAAGCACATCAATCCAAAACGCCGAGAAATCAAATGGAGTAAAATATTTGACACCGATTTTGGTAGTGGCCATCGCGCCGCCTTGTATTGGGCATTCAGTCTTTGGGCAGGAAATTCGTGGTCTAATAAGGAAGGAGAGCAAGTTGATACCATGGACAAATCTTATTACATGGACGAAACTCTTCGCCGAACCGCGATAACAGCCCTCGAATTACGATGGGGAATTAAAGTTTTCGGGAAGTCCTAGAAATAGGGCTCCTTTTTTATCCCGGAGCAATGTAAACCCCTTTATTATGCCTCATTACCTTATCGACCATCTCAAACCTCTTACCATCCGTAAACTCAATAAACCTAACGCAATTCTTAGGAGGATTATCCTTATCAGGGCAACACTTATACCTAGAGCATAATTTGCAATCCACAATAAGTTACCCCCTGAAAATTACAAAAGACGCTCCGAGCCACATTATAGGCCGAGAGCGTCTTTATTTTGTAAGTTATTATGTCCTTTAGAGTGTAACATTTTAATTCCGACTATTCCAATGGATTTAGTTATGAATATTGTTTGATATTTGTACTAACACTTCTCCCCCATTGTCTTAGCCAATTCCTCGACAGCCTCATCCTTCAACCGATAATAGCTATCCCGACTCCTAAGCCCGTGATTCTTCCGCAGAACCCTTTGCGCGTAATCATCCTTATTTTCCTGTAAATACTTTGTGTCTATTATGAGTTTCTTGGCATCCGGAAGCATACCCACCGCTAAATCAATCAACTCGTTTTCATTTTGCAATTCTACGAGCAATTTCTTTTTGTCATAAATCTTAGATGCCAGATCACCCGTCGAATCACTCACGCCACTCCCATGAGGCATATCACTACACACCTGCGTCGTCTTAACCCCCATCATGGATAGTTCCCTTAGTAGGTAAGTTATGCGGTCCTGATTCCCCTTGTAGCGCGTTAGGCGGGAAATAGTCGAGTAATGCCATGGAGGTCTTTTTTGTTTTGTAATTATGGAGTCCACCCCCCTCTACTTACCCCTCTTATATTTTGAACAATGCATCGCTTCCAAAAAGCCAGTACCAGGCTTAAGGGGGCATTCCTTACCATTCCAAACAAATTCACATGTATTACATCTTCTATTTTTCCAATACCACTTTTTAAACTTTTTAATTAGCCCCATCTTTATTCCCCCAAACTCTTAATATCAAACACAATTCCTCTGCAAAACTTCCCACCGTCTTCCATAACATCAAAAGTTGCGTGTGGAATATCCGTTTCGTAAATCCACGAATACTCTTCCTTATCCCAAATACCTTTAATAACCTTACACTTTTTCTTAGCAGCCCTCGAATGTTTGCATTCCTCAAAAATACCATCTTTATTTAGGTATATCTCAGTACCATCATAGCAAGTGACTTCCTCGTCGATAGCTCCCTCTAGTTCGGCATTGTCGTCCGAATATCCAAATACCACCACAAACCCCAACGCCTTCGCCAATTCCTTTTCGGCTAAAATCATCTCGCCTAAATATTCCCGACCATCCAGCATCTTGGCAAATTCTTGTATTGTCATTGATCTTCACCTCCAATATCTATTTTTCCACACACTGGGCAACTAGTAATCGACTCAAGTTGATGCGTATTAATCTTAATAAATTCATTATTATTGTTTTTACAGATTCCATATGCGCCAAAGAACGATGAAACGAATTGAAGTATTTCAACAGTTTGCTCTTTATGGCAATTAGTGCAATCTGGCGTGACATTATAACCTTCAGCCGTATTGATGAACGATTGGCAATCAGTGGCTGACGGTTTTACTTTCGCTATTCCATGAGACATACCCTACCACCACTTTCTCGACCTACACGGAAACCATAATTTTCTCCCAGAACCCCTTCGCCACGAAATATTCCTGTCTTTTAATCCGTAGAACATCATCCATTCCCCTTCCTACTCCTTATAAATTCCAGTATCCTCCCCCTTTTTCACTATATAAATACTGTTGCTGTACGGGTCCAATACCATCACATCTCTACCGAATACCAGCTTTATGATGTCACTAAACTTTAGGCGTATTTTTAAATTCATTAACTTCCTCCATCCTCTTTACCAATCGTCTCTCCTCGCACCTTTGGCAACCTTCCATAATCCTTTGCCAATCCGTTAATCTTGCTCCACATTCAGGACATAACTATATTTTTCGTTGGTCCACTTATTTCCCATCCTTCCTTAAACCCAACCCCATATCCTCCAACTTCTCTTCAACCTCCACACAATCCCTTCTAACGATGTTCCTGCGCCCCATGAGGTCTTTCCACGACATCCTAACCAAATCCCCTACAATCTCTATCCCTGCGCGTCTCAGCCTATGATAAGTCGTAGGAGTAAACCCCATATCAGCCAGCCTTACCGTCAAATCCGTATTATATCTCTTGTCCAGCCTTGCCCTAATTTTATCCATTAGCACTTAGCTTCCATCTCCTCTCTAATATCAATGTCCACTCCCAAGGCGAATATAGCTCGACATACAGCATGGCTTAGGTGCTCATCCTGTCGATCCCCCGCAAGGTAGGCGTACACATGAATTAGTAAATGGTTTAAGTGATCTCTAGTTGGTATTTTTCGCCAGTTATCCTCTCCGTACTTATCAAACCCCTCCTTCAATACCTTAGCAGTAGCAAATAATGCTTTAGGATCTATCAAATCAAAGCGATACCCAGAATTTGATTGTCTTCCTCCTGATTCGTTTTCCTCTATTAGTGCATCTTTGCCAACTCCATTAATTACTTTTTTCATCCTATTTTCCCCTTTCTATTCTTCTGGTCTAATATACAACGCCACTAAGCCTGTAAATATTGCGTCAGAAACATTGTTAGTTATCCATAATCCAAGACTGAGTGCAAATAAGCCAATACTCAAACCACTCCTGATTAAAGGCAAGGCGACCAAAAGCACACTGGGCATACGACGCATCCTCCTTCATTCCTAAGCCTTTGTCCACATTCTGGACAAATATTGCTGTCTATAATAATCATTCCTTTCCTGTGCTTCCGAAGCCCTGTATTCCCCGCTCGCTCTCCCCCAGCTCATCAACTTGAACAAACTCAGTCTGTAAGTATGGAACCACCACCAGTTGGGCAATGCGCTCTTTTGGGTTTATAACTACATAATTCGAGTCGAGAGGATTAAATATATTCATGGACATTTCGCCAACATATCCCGAATCTATTGTTCCAGTAATAACGAGTTTACCCTCAGATGATGCCCCTGACCTTGGCTGTAGTAGTCCAACGTATCCGTGTGGTATCTCTACGGCAACACCCGATGGAACTTTGTACAGTTGCCCAGGATGCAATCTTATTGGCTGCTCTATCCGAGCTCTTAGGTCTGCCCCTGCATCGTTTGCGTGCTTGCGGTATGGGAGGAATATGGGGTCTGTGGTTCCCATTAGTTTAGTGGGAATAATGTTAATACCCCTCAATTCTAGGAAAACGAAATTCTCATTTACCCATTTATATGATCCCCAATGTGGGGAATTCTGCTCATTGGTTATACAAAATCCCCCGTCCTCATCCTCATTAGCCTCATATGTTTTCCCCTTAACAAAGGCGACTATGCCATCAAAATTCATTACAACTTTTTTGGAACACTTAATTTTCATTACCATCCTCCTATTATTGCGCTATTATTGCGTTGCTTTAGTTCTCTTTTTAACTTTTGGGTTTAATATAAAGGTCATGATTCTAGCCAATGCATCCCTCATCGTTTTTGAACCACTCTATTTCTCTACGGTTAAATTAATTTCCCATCCTTATCCTCCTTCAAGTACAAATCCGCATACGTCACACCGACAGCATATGCCTGCCAAATGTCCTTTGAAAATCCATAAAACCAACCCGGATCTTTCTTCGTACCTTTTCCTTTATTTCCAACTCCATAAGCAAACCTATCCACTAATGCCTGAATTATGTTTCCATCCTTTGCATTCATGATATGGCAGAGGTTCATTTTTGCTTCACTGCGATAAATAAGTGTTGGAGATTCCATATTACAGGTATCAATCGCCTCATAAAATCTTCCTATCCAAACGCAAGTGTCGAAAACTTCCTTACCTACCGCCATTCCATAACACGCGACCATTTCTATTGCGAAGTTATTCACTTTTTTAAATCTATCTCCAACTATAAAGCCTATTAATAAATCATTCTTCACCTTTCCATATTCGATTGGTTTAAGTTTTTCATCAAGAACAACATACGCACTCTCTGCGCTTCCTGGATCAATAGCCAATATCATACATTTTCACCCAAAAGCTCAGGATTCTCGTATATATTCCCAATTACACACGATACCTTTATCCAGTAAGCCAAGTCTTTTCGATTCAACCCACAGTCACCCTTCCACTCGATATAAAACCCCACATGACCACCATGCCTATCGTCGTTGAATGGGTTTCGGTATTCGCCAAGTTTGACAACACCGCGAACTTTGCTGTTGAAATGATCGGGGAAGACATCCCCCTCAAAAACTTCCTGTCCCTCCGGATAATCCTCGGTTCGCTTTTTATCGCGTAGGCCAGTGAACTGCATTAGCTCGGCTTCTTCGTTAACTGATAGAAAATTATTGTGTTCCCGTATTGTGCTTGCCACATAATTAATATCGTTAAAATATAACGTAGGTACCTGTAGCATCTTTTTTTTCAGATTATCCCATGCACGAAATTTAATACCCCTTCCGTTCATCAAACCTCCTCCTCCTTGTTATCCCAATCCAATTCTTTCCCGCAGTATCCGCAATAATTTTGACTAGCATTGTCAATCCTCATATCACAGCTACCGCAATAGGGCATTTTTAACCTTATAACCTTCTCTGCCTCCCTTGCCACCTTGCCACATTCACGGCAGACAACTTCGCATTCTCCATATATGTTTCTGATGATCATTTTTACCCTTTTCATATCTTCGTTCTCCCCATCCACTGATGCGCTTCCCCAACCCCAACTACCCCTGCACCATCGACGACCTTCCGAATGTTCTCATCCAGCTCGCAATCCTTCATGTACCTGCGACCACTCCGAATAGATCCATTACCACCCAATGTCAGTCTGTAATCTGTAATAGTTGTCCGACTTATACCAAGGTGATAAGCAAGCTTTGATACGTTACCAAACTTTTCTATTGCCTTTTCTAGATCGATGAGCGTGGGGTAGAGGGTTTTTAGTCTGTTTGTTTTTGTGTTTTTCAATTGTAGGCCTCCTTTGAGGGGTGATTGGTTAGCATGCACCCCTATTTATTTTAGATTAGAATGGGACATAATCTCCATCATCTAAATTAACCTCTGTTCCGTATGAATGATTTACGCTTGTTGCGTTGTTGTCCTGTTGTTCCCTTGGGCTTAAACCGTTGATGCTATCCGCGATAACCTCAGTCACCCATCGTTTTTTACCGTCGTTACCATCGTAGGTGCGAACTTGTAATCTTCCATCAACTGACGCTAATTTTCCCTTTCCGATGTAGTCCCCGGCATATTGGGCTGCTTGTTTAAATGCTACACATGGAATGAAATCAGTTTCTCGCTCCCCATTAGCACTTTTAAAGTTTCTTTCAACCGCAAGCGTGAAGTTGGCAATCGCGACTCCCGAAGGGGAAAATCTCAACTCAATCTCCTTACAAATACGACCCACGAGACAAATTCTATTTAGCAATGTAATTCCTCCATTTATTATTCAAGTTTGGTTCAATAAATAATTCATCATTAACCCAACCGTGGTCCACTCTCCAGAGTAAGGTAGCAACTCCCACGCCCTAACTCCTCCTTAATCATAGATACTTACTTGATAATTAATCATTGCTTCATATACAACTTTCGGTATTAATGGCTTGTAGAGTTCTGCGTGTTTCTTGATTAAGGATTCTTTTAATTCCTTATATTCCACAAAAGCCTCGTGAGGCGTATTGTGAAATATAGTTCCCCACAAAATAAGCTTCCCATCTCTACACCTAGCTCTATACTTACCCGTCTTACGGTCAATCACAACTCCTACGGGGTGATTAAACTTAGGATGTGTACGTTTTCTAAAAATACAATTTATACCGTGTGGGACAAGTACGCATGTATCCGGGCTATATAGTTTATTTCCGCGAACTATAATGTCCTTGTCTATGTCTAAGTTCTCTCCGTCAATGTTGTACGTATTTTCTTCATACCATATTTTAAAGTTCTTATACGATAACCATTCATCACAACACCAACACCCTTTGTAGTTCAAAAGACTACCGTTCCAATTATCAGGGTTGCATCGTCTTTGAATTCCATCCCAAATGTTTCTACTTCTTTCCGTATTACCCATATCTTTTTTCGTCCCTTTTCAAATTATCAACCCTCTTTCTGTATTCCGTAGGCTCAATGTATGCGCTTTCTGCTACAACCTTATCTGGCTCGCTTATCCTGTTACCACTCGCATCGACAAAGTACCTAACACATGGGCTAGCCCATGTCGTGCATTTTTCGCTAACTAGCTTTTCCGTTAATACTGTGCCGTAGGTTCGCATATTGCCGCGCTTCATTTCTGCACCTCCCTCACCTGTTTAACTCCTGCGAAGTCCAACAACTTCTGACATGCCGGACACGGTATAGGATCAACCTCATCCGAGCAGACTAGATATAACTCAGCACCCCCAAGATCAACCTTAGACCTAACCAAAGCAGAAACCTCAGCATGCACGGCTAAACAATCATCATAACTTCCCGTGTTATGTTCAATATCCATCCTAGAGCACGTAGTACATGCTTCAGGCGACTCATTATACCCATTGGATATAACTTCGACCACCCATCACGATTACACAGGCGTAGTGACGTTTTAGGCAGTTTGAGAGGGGTAGGAGTTTTCGGGCTTCGTCGAAGTAGTTCATCTTGCCACCGTCCCCGTCATCTCGCTCCGTCTTTCCTCTGACCACTTCTTAGTCCTGCCGGCATAAGCATCCATAAATCCCATAACGTCCGGCTTAACTCCTGACTCCACAGCTTGTTTTCCAGCTTTAATAAAGTTGATAAGAAACTCGCTCATTACGTCAACCTGCTCAGGTTCCAGCACATCTCGGTAACTAACCCCGGTCAGGTATGTTCCATCCGATATGTTTCCAATTTTGGACGGGAGATTATTCCTGTGCCTCCAACACGCTATGGTGTTTGGCTTTATCCCGACTGCCTTTCCAATTTTGGTATCGTTTTTGCCGGAGTTGTAGAGCTGCAAGATTTTTTGTTCGTTGAATTTTAGCTTTCGCATTTAGGTTCCTCCTTATCTCTTAACTTGTTTAGTCGCCGCCTCTAAAGGATCCCATTTCCTAAACATCCTGCTCACAAAAGTTTTCTTTCCAATCCCGTTAGCCAATGCCATGTCCTCGTATTCCTTGGGGTATTTCCTTTTTGCTATTGCTATGTTGTCTATCAGTGTTCTCTTGCCCATCATGGGAATGGTTGCTGCATCGTCTGGACTCATACCCAATTCGTTTACCCTTCTGTAAAATGCAGAGAGGGGAATATTGTTCTCCTTTGCAACACCTGTCCACTTCTTCCAATCACCTTGCTTTCGAGGTGGATCTTTCTTTGCTCTTTCAATGCTCCATCCCAGGATTCTTACTCTGTCAGTGAGTAACCTTGTGCTTATTCCGTTTTTATTAGCTATTTCATATGCAGTTGGTGGGATATAGAAGTTATAGCTCATCACAACCAAGCCCCCTCACTGTTTTAGGTGTCAATCTTTGCTATCTGTTTCGGTTCGGCTAAATCCTTTGCCCCTTGCATTGTTGCTATGATTTGCTTTAAAGATTGCGGGGTTTTCGCGTCCGTTATCTCCCTTTTCTCCAAGGCCTCATACGCCATTCGGAATTGACCCCGTATAACATCAATGTTTTCAGATAGGCAAATATCTTTAAATCCAATCGCTTCAACTGCTTTTCTTGTTAAAGGACTAAGACTTGCCAACGCTTCCGGTTCGCGATATATGCCGAGGTTACGGATTGACTTTGTAACCTCTGCCCATGCGTCCGGTGCTGGCGGGATGTTCGGTCCTGTGATTTGTGCCGCCACCCCTCGGAATACGGCTGGCATTGGGAGGAAAGGATTCTCAAGGGTTGCTATTACTTTTCTAGCTGAGGTCATGGCTATGTTAAAGGGTAAATCTTTAAGAGCGTCCCAGTATACCTCCATCCTTTGTGGTGACGGCTTGGTATCAGTGGTAATTGACGTGATGTATGAATAAAATTTAGCAAACTCAGGCTTGTCCATTATTTTCTGCCTCCTCGTGCATAGATAACCATTGGGCTGTTATATTGTCCTGAATGGATGGTTCATTTTTAACCCATAGTTTTGATTTATCTTCATCCAATGGATAATGTACATAATCTTCATATGGTTTTGCAGGCCCTAAGAAGGTGGAAGGATGTTGGGTGAATTGCTGATCCTTACCCTTCCTAGATGTTGCGTAGTTCCTAGATGCAGAAACTAGGTCATTGGGGTCAACTCCTTCCTTCCTTCTAGTATTCCACGCCTTCATGGTCTTTGTCTTATTGATATGCCTTGGATACGATTCCCAAAATTCTTCGAAGAGCATCTCCGACTTATCACTGAGTGTAGGCGAAGAAATATCTTCGGGTATTGTTTTGGATTCGGATTGGATTCGGATTTGGATTGGATTTGGATTGGATTGGATTGGATTACGGTGACATATGCAATCATCCGATATCATCTGATATCCGTTGTATGTCTCTGATGTTGGCTCTGGGTATTTGCTTCTTTTTGCCCTTATTTGTTGGTGCTTTTCCCACGTTTTTATTTGCAGGTATGGTAGCCCTCCGCTTACGTAGCTCACAACCAATCCTACATCTATTAGTTTTATTAATCTTTTCACTATGTCGTTAGTTATCGAATTATCTTTAAGAGGGTAACATTTTGCGGTAAGTATTTTTATTCTTCCATCCATGCGACCGTAGTCGTCACAATTTACAATTAATCTATAAAAGAAGTTCTCCTCTTCTGTAGTTAATTGATCTATCGTGTCGCTAGTGCAAATGGATTCCTTTAAAATCCTATTAGGCACCTACTCACCTTCCTGCATTATTTAACATTTCCATTCCTCTCCCAAAACCCTCATCATACCCGTTGAGAAAGTCAGAAATATCCCTGCGTGTTATTTCGTTAGCAAGATCAATGGCCTCCGTCACGCATTCTTTTGGATTTAAAAATACTTCAGTACCCATATAACGTATCACTGTATATCCTTGGCGCATTAAATACCTTTCTCTCTTGTAATCCTTCTCTCGTTGTTCTTTGCTTTTGTGAAATTCATGTCCATCTATCTCGATGACACACTTTTCATAAACAAAGTCAACTTTATAGATTCCAATCACAACTTGACTTAAAAGTTCCACAATTGCCGGAAATTCAGGATCTTCATTAACCAATTCATCGTACGCATCTTGGAACCTTTGCTCAATCTTATTCAACCCTACATCACTCCTCTCCTATATTATAACACAAGTTGTGTCGTTTGTATAATTTAACATGGTGCATAATAAACTTAACTTGTGTTATAATAAGTAACATATAACTTTAGGGAGGATGATAAAATATGGCAAATGATAAGCTATATCGCTTCAATTTCGTGCTACCGGAACCCTTAGCGTCAGAGATAGATAAATACCGCAAGGATGTCGGGACATTACCGCCAAAGTCCGTTGCTATCCGTGATCTAATAGAACTTGGATTAAAGACATATTGGAAAAATAAGGATTCAGTCGGCAGAGATGATTGATCTCTGCCTTATTTCTTTGCATGATCTACTCGACTAGCCATAGGCCGTTGATCATTTTAAGGCTGAGATCCCATTCCGTGAATCTAAGGAAACCGTCAATGGTATGATCGACTGGCCTTATCCTCTTCCCGCTATTCACGGCGGTCATGAAATCAACTGACTCGCGAAATAATTCCCAATCTTCATCAAGTTTCGGAACTTCACATGAAAACTTATCGTTATCGGAATAAACTAAGTGCCCATTAAGGAATTTATAAACAGCATTATTTAAGTTGGTTCTATAAAATTTAGCATTAGGATTAGCTAACGCATATGTGTACATTTCACCAGTCTTCATCCCTAAACACCCTCCTTCACACTCTTCGCCAAAATATCAGAGGAACATGCTCTGCAAACCATATCCCCATGCCACGCGACAACCTTAATATCAGATCCGCAAAACATACACTCTATCGAGTGCTTCTGTATCCTCAAACCTTTTCCATCTGACACCATTTCTAGCGGTGTCGTAGTGTCATATCCCATCGTTAACCGCAATGGCTTGGGTATCGTAATCCTCCCGAAAGAGTCCATTGTTACTGAGATTCCTATTGGCTTCACTTCTTCTCCATCTCCTTCTTTTTATCGCTATGCCAACGATTAGTTTCCACCGTCCTAGTTGCCGCATCCTCAAGACTCCATTTCCTAAGCACTCTGCTTAAAAAAGTTCTGCGACAAATACCGTTCCTGAGTGCCAATTCCTCATATTTTTTCTGATGCTTTCGATTTGCTTCTCCGACCACTTTCATGTTGTTCCTTGGATCAAGTACAGGCGTAGTTGCTGCCTTCTCAGGGGTCCATCCATGCCTGTAAATTCTTGTCTCGAATGTTCTCTTGCCTATCCCATTTGTCTTAGCTAATACAACCCATTCTGTGTATAAATTGCGTTTTTTTGGAGGGGTAGTTATGGCTTCTTTTATCGGCCACGCTCTGTCCCGAACTCTCTTTTCTAGAGTGTTTGTACTTATGCCATTTTCTTCTGCTATAGAGTAATGTTCGGGAGTTATCCAATACTGATAAGCCATAACTACCTCCGATATTTAGCAGGTATCTTCGCTAATTCGGCATTATCTAGACCCTTTTGCCATGCAAAAATATCCTTGTTCGGCGGTAAGTCTAACTCGTTGCGCTCTTTCTGAATCCGGGATTTACCGCAGCCTATGATTTTGCCGACTTCGATGTCGTTTAGGCCGGACATGTAGAGTTCTGTGAATAGGATGGGATCTATTTGCGTTGCTGTGTTTTGCATTTGGCTCCTCCTTAAAATGGTTATTGAGTCAATTTACGGTTGCTTCTTGGGTATGTCCTGTGTTTATCCCTGTGGCACAGTGGGCAAAGCCACTTAACATCGAGAGGTTTACTGTAATCTGGATGATGCGCGTTTATGCGAGATGTTTTGATCCCGCACTCCGAACAGTTCAATGTTTCATAATCCCGCCTCCCTAATCAGAACGTAAATTGTTCCAACGGTATGTTTTTTCCAGCTTCAGCAATCTCCGTATCCTTACCCGTTAACTCCGTTATTTCCCTGACCATTCTTTCTGCGTCCGAGTTAACTGAGGATAAATGAAGTAAAACTATTTTTTTTACCTTTGACAAATCATTAGCGGATAAGAACTCCTTGACGTGTTCCAGTGAAAAATGGCTTTCCAATAGACGGTTTTTCATACTAGATTGAATGTATCCTGATTCAATATTTGCATCTAATGTGTCTTTGCAGTAGTTACATTCAACTAGCACATAATTTAATCCATTGAAGCGATTTCTTATGAAGTACGTATCTGTTGCAAAAAGTAGTTTTTCACCCGTTGGTCTGTACTGAATTAAATATCCAAGTGGTTGAGCGCAATCATGCTCGGTATCGAAGGGGAGAATCGTAAAATCTCCAACGTCAAATTGCATTCCCGAAATAACAGGCATCAACCTATGAGTATTTAGGGATTCCATTGTTTTTAGAGTCCCCATGGACATATAACAATCAATACTAGAAAGAGTAAGCCCTTTAACGGCCTTCGAGTGATCTTTGTGTTCGTGGGTTACTAGGCATCCATAAACACGGCTTAAATCAAATCCTAGAGCTTTCTGTATGTCTTTATATTTCATTCCTGCATCTAGAATTAGAGTTCCGGTAGGGGCTTCGAGGAGATAGGAATTACCCTTACTCCCCGAACCAATTACTTTTAGATTCATACTAGAATCCCGGCCCTGTTGGTGGATTGTTCAACTCTTCAGCCAACTTATCCATCTCAACTATCTCAGCATCAGTAATACCTTCTTCATTTTCGTGGTCGTTCGGAACGTCTTCGGATACGATATCAACAACATTGCCATTGTTAGCGTTTTCCACAATCGTTTGTTCTACTTCGGCCTCTTTGAATTCGTTTTCAAGTTGATTTAGTCGCATATAATCGTCATCAATCTTTTGACTGTCGATTGTGATGTCTTTATAGGCGGCCCGGTAAATTGTCTTATAGCACATCTTGTCGTGCCATCCCTCTATGGTTTCCCTGCCGACTTTTTTACCGTTATCCCAAACGTCCTTTTCCCCACCCCAAAATTCAACTGAGGCATACTTGGGCTTTCTTTTTTCGATGTCCTTTATCGATAAAACAACAAGCTTATTTTTCTCTGGATTATCAGGGAATGAGTGGTAATAAAACCCACCCACTAACTGGCCCCGGTCAAAGTCGTTGGTAATTTCAAACTCATAAAACTCAACCTTATTGGTGTGACTCTTTTTGATAGATTTGAATTTGTCGGTAGAGTAAACGAGTTCAACAATAACATTTGGAGCATCTAGGCCGTATTTAACTGCCTTTAGTTCAATTCCTCGATACCCAGGCATAAAGGTTAATCCATATTTAGCCACGCCATTCTTCTTAAATGGGATAAGACTGACATGGTTGTCCTGTTGCGGGTCCCAACCAATCCTCGCGGCAGCTACAACGTTTTGGGAAAGTTCCTCCATATCGATATTTGCCCAAACAATAGGCAAGGGGTCCTGGTTCTTGGTTTTCTTTTTACGCTTCTCTTCAGCAGTTTTAAGGGTCATATCGGCAACGATGAAATAGTTTTGGATCAGACGTTTTTGGAAATTAGTTAGGACAATCTCCCCTACGCTTCCTTGAAATAATTCCGTTACCTTGCCCATAAATCGTTCTGCCATGGTTTGTTCATTTATCGCTATATCTGTTGTCATGCTTTATTCCCCACTACTCTTAATTTTTCATCTTCCGCACTCACAATGAGCTTAATAACTTGCGAGTTTACATCCACAGTACCCGTGACTGACTCAAAATTATCAATGAAAATCGGGCAGGATACCCCGTAGTATTCCGACAACATTTCAATAATCGAAAGACCAGCTACAATTTTGCCACCGTTATTCGCCCCATCAAATTCAACCCAAACGCCATTCGTATTAACTAACGTACGGCAGACTTCTTTTTCCGTCCCATCATTCAGCGTGTCGAATAGCTTGAATTTAACCGTCTTAAACCGGTTGTTAATCGAATCCTCAAGTATCTTGACCTTTGCAGTTGTGAATTGCTTAATTAGATAGTCTTGACGCTCATAGCTGTTTATTTCGGCAGCTAATTTGCTTTCTTCTGCCTTGAGTTCTTCGATACGAAGTTTTGCTTTTTCGATAACTTCCTTTTGGTTGAGTGTTCTGTTTAGCCATTCGATTAAGGAAGCTGTTTCTTGCTTTTTATACAGAAGGTCGGAAGTTGTATCTTCGATAGGCTTGTCAAGTTCGACTTGCAAGGCTTGGAGTTCGTCAGTCAGACTTGAATATTTCAAATCAAGAGAATAGTTGTATCCGTTGCCGTGTTCAGTTTTCTCGCGCTCTATGTCATTTTCTAACTCGACAATTCTCTCGTATATTTGAGTTAATCTAGTTTCGTGTTTGGTTAAAATCTCAGCATCTAACGTTTTCTCTTTATTAAGGAATTCAGCTCTACTTCCTGCATCTGTACCCTGTTTACGAACACCGGAGATAACCTGATTTTTATTCTTGTCAAAGTTTTCCTTTAACTTATCAATCTTCTCTTGCGCCTTACCTTCGGGTAGTGATTGTTCGCAAGTTGGGCAGCTAAACCCATCAGGGGCAATGAATTGTTTGGCGTTTTCCTCTGCCCATGTTTTACGGAGTTCGATAATTAACTTTTCTATATTTTCTAGCTCCATGGACCTTAATTCGGAATTAGAACCCAACTTCTTAACCTCTGTGGATATAAGGTATCTCTCACCTTCGAGTTGCGATTTTTCCTCAATTGCCTTTTTTAGTCCAGACAAAGAGTAGTTATCGAGATCCTTTTTTCGAGCATCCAATTCGCCCTGCAACTTATACGCCTGTTGCTGTTTCTGGCGGTATAAACTAGCCCCCTTGGCGTTCATAGCTAGTTCTAATTCAATCGCTTGCAAAGTGTCTCCATGGGCTTGTAGCGAGGTTTCTATTGCTGTGTAGTCAGTGACATCTTCTGTGATATTTCGTTGTTGCTCATTGATCCGTGATGGTATCCCATCCATTTGGGATTTAGTGCTTTTAATCTTCTCCGAAACTACTAATTTGTGTTGTTCAATTGTCCTGCCGGAGTTAATGACCATTTGTAAATCCAACATACTTTTGTCGCCTACGGAAACTAGCGAATCAATAACGTCCGAATCCGACACATCACCGCATATCTCAAACAGAATCTTTCTCCGTTCCTGCCATCCAAATCCCTTCTCATTGGTATTAAAAAAGAGGGGATTTGTCAGGAGTTTGAAGATATTTTCCTTTATGAGCATGTTGATTTCAAGAGTATAGTCTTTGGCTTTTACCGGGACATCGTTGACCCAATATTTTGTTTCATTGCCAGTAAACTCTTTCACTTGGGTTCCCTGTTTCTTCACCCATTTTTCAGAGAGTTGACGCTTGAGCTTGAGCTTATTATTATCAACAAGGAAAACTCCTTCGACAATGCAATCCAAGCGATGGATCTCGTTTCCGTCCTCATCCTGCGGTTTTATCTGATAGTCTGCGCGACCTGATGAATCTTTCCCGAAAAGAAGCCACTGGCTACTATCAAAAAGTGTACTTTTCCCTGTTGCATTTTTACCGAAAATGTCAGCGTTTTTTCCGTTTAATTCAAGGGTAAAATTCTCTACCCCTTTGAAATCTTTAAGAGATAACGATTGAAGTTTAATTGTTTTCATATTTCTTCCTCTTCTTTCTTCTCAAATTTATACCCACAAGCCGTATGAATCATCTCGGATTTACATCCACCAGTACATAGCTCATCCCACTTGCAGCAATCGCATTCGTCCTCTGCATCACACTGTTCCTCGGAATGTTCGTGATTCTGCTCATGAAATTCTCGATAAAATTCTCTGCCTTTAAACAAAAGATTCACATGGCCCCCGTAGTTCTAAAGTATCATCCAATATGGTAGAATATCCTTGAGTATTTTCTTTGTCAGTCGGGGCATCTGTTTGCAGCAGGGCCTCTTCTTTTTGCCCAATTGCTTTCTTAATAACAAGATTAATCAGCGTTTCTCCGTCAACATCTATCGAAAAACACTCATAAATAACACCATCCTTGACGCTAATCCCTGCCTTGCCTCGGTATTCTAATTCAGGAAATATTGCATTTAGTAAGACATCTATCTCGTCCCAGTCAGCATTTACCTTGGATATGACCGTGACGCGTCTTAGTGCGTTGGAGTGACCGTCAATTGACCATTGCTCGATGAGTTGGCTATCTTCTAGGTCTTGGATGGCAGAGAGTTCATCTTTGGTTAATTTTCGCATGTTGCTTTGCTCCTTATCTTTTTTATCCGTCATAACATCCACACGCTTGGTCTACGACATCGACGAACATTGCGGGTTGATAATTACCGTTACCCAACGCTTTTTCACCGCATCGAGCATTTGCTTTCTCATTTTCCATGTACTCTGTATAATTGATAAATTCTGACCAGGCATAACTTCTACCCAATCCTGGTATTGTTGTAAGCTCTGAGTTGGACTCCATGTCTAGTGCTCTTTTTAGCAAGTCAGGATGCGAATCCCTTAGTTCTAGAATCTCAGACTTTTTCATACTTGGGCAGTAAAAACAACTGCTTTTACCTGGTTGCGGTAATCCTGCATCGGCTATGGTTTTAACGCAAGCATCCCTGTCCATTTCCCACTCAATAAGCGGATACCAAAAACTGTACTTTTTGTCATCGTAATCCTTAGCTCTGCGTTCCTCTCCGAATTCATAACCAATTGCTTTGATAACCTTTTCTCCGCTTTTCCACGTTGCAATCGCCAATGGGTGATGATTACAAAACTTATCCTGCGGTTGTGCTTTGAATTTTAGTGAACACGACTTGAATCCATAAGCTAGTGATGGAAGCATGTTTTGCTCAAGACAATTTGTTTCAAGTGTCATTACTTCACCATGAAGGTCTACCTTTTTAACAACCGTAATCGGGGGGAATCCATATCCAACTAACCACAATGAAAACATAACGATGTACCAATAGGTTTCGGGCCTCTCCCCCCCTGTATCAGCAAAGAGAATTAAGTCTGGAAGAATACCCCTCTTGACCATTTCCACTGGCTCTGCGGTACTGTCTGTACCTGCTCCGTAAGCTACAACTAGCATTTATTCCTTTCTCCCCATGCAAATACTGTTCTCGCGAGTAAACACCGGATTAAACGGCTCCCCAACTCTCCCCCTGCCAACATAATCCACCACTACAGCCTTCATCCTTCCATCATCCTTATCCTCTCCTCGAACAGTATTACCACACCGCATTAACTCGGTGAAATCAGCCTTATTGCGCTTAATGCGTTCCTCGATAGACTTCTTCTCCTGCTCGATCTTATAGGCTTGTATTTCACGATTGATCCAACCTATTTTTGATGCTTGGTAGCCGATGGCTTTGGCGAATTTCTTTAGCATTCCAACGCCCTCCTCTTCCTCTTATTCCTTGGACGCTCACGCTTTGCCACAATAGGAACATTATCCCGCCTAGAACATTCTCCCTGACAAAATGGGAACATCAGATTCGTGAACAGTACTCCTTCTGTACTAATTTCCCAAACACGAGAACACAAACAGGTTATCTTAACTTCACCGTCAGGCAGGTTGACTTCTTTTCCGCACAGACAAGTTTGGGTTGCTTGTTTAACCATAAAGAATCCTCCCTACTTAATAAGTTTGGATGTAAAGACTCTCAACTGACCCTCAGTTAACTGCACCGGCTTCAGAACATCCTTAAAACTTGAAATAAACTTCGATTGGATGCGTTGAGCCTCTTGGAATTTTAGCCTTCTGGCTTGATCTTTACGCAATAGGCTTGCTCCTTTCGTATGGTGAATCGGAATCACTCATTTACTTCAATCCCACCCGTATTTTTTGCCTTCAGCAATCATACTTAGCTCTCTGTGTATCCTTTCGGGAATATCGCTCTTTTCCCACATTGCCACGAACTCATCCACAGTATCCAGGTAATTAGAAAAGTCATATTCTATCGTGGGCTGGGAACCATATGTGTAACCCTTAATTTGTCGGTGATGACCACGTATCTGAATACCTCGTGCGCCAACATTACAGAAGTCAATGCCTGTAAAATTGGGGAAGCCTTCTAATCTTTCGGTTATTGCATTTTCAATGTGTTTCAGTTCCCCTAGATGATCGACGAGCATCTCTTCCCTCATATACGGCTTATACTTAAATGTCCCTAGATACAGGTTCTTTAAATAATCTAGTCTTGTCTGAGCCCCCGATTCGCTACTGAATAAATCTTTTTCGCATACACTTTGTGACCATTTGTCTAATTCTCCATTTATAAAAAACTTAATCATTTTATAGTGATTACTTAGAACGCAAGCCTTGAGAACAAACTTATTAGTATCCACATACCAAAAGGTTTTACCTTCGCTTTCCGCTACTCTTTTCTGCCAATCCTCAATCTTGACTTTCCTTTCACAATTCTGTTCATGTTGGTTCCTTAACTTTCTTCCATTTGGGATTTGGATTCCGCAATATTTACACTTAGGCATTCAATTAATATCCTCCCTTAATAAGCACTCTTCTTTATCTTGGTTATTTAGTCTTCCGCACTCATTAACCCTGTGAAATTGGTTCGCAAAACCGAGAACCGAATCCCGCATCTTCAAATATTCCTTATCGTCACACTGCATAGAACAGAGATGGTAAGCTAATTGACAAGCCAGACGTTTATCGATTTTCCAACGAAGTCCTCCGCATCTTAGTGGCAAACAAGAGAAATCAAGGTCTGCACCGCTAAGGTCTGCACCGCTAAGGTCTGCATCGCTAAGGTCTGCATCGCTAAGGTCGTAATCCAATATTGCTTTCTTGTATCCGTTTTTAAGTAGTTCCAAGACTTCTGGCCTGTCAAACTTCTTTTGGTGGCCTATTAATTCGAATCCGACAGCACTAACCTCATACATACCAGTTCCGCCATCTACATGATCCATAACTTTAACTTTAATACGATCACCGGATAATATCTCAACCACAACACCCCTCGTCATATCCTCGTTCGTGATGCCATATCCGTTGTTTGGCTTTCCTTTAACAAAATCTCCAATTTACATATTTAACTTCCCTCTTTCTCTTCAAAATGTTCACACTTTTTGCATGTGTACTTATCCACCATATCCCCACCCGAAAACTTGTGCTTATTTGGGCACGATTCCCTTACGAGTACCATTACCATTAAAGGTTCGATAGAGTGTATACACGTTCGGCACTTCTTGTACTTTCCGCGATATTTATCCATAATTACTCCTCCCACCTAGTTAAAATCCTAAAACTAATCTCTGCCACTCTGATAACATATGCCATGCTCGTCCTGCGCTTGAATCCAATGTTGTTTACTCTGATGTCAGTCGTGGTTAGGTCCATGAGGTGAGCGAATTGGGATGGGGTTAGCGGGCCTGTTGTTTGTTCGAGGATGGATTTTAGCATGTTAGTGTCTCGCTTTCTTTTAATAAGCTTGTCATCCTGACTCAAATACTTACCCTGAACCGTCTTACTGATTAAAGGATCCAAATCCTACACCTGTTTCCGGCTTGTTGGCAGAAACCGACACCACCGTAATATCTATACCTTCACGTTCCCCGATAATTTTAGCTAAGGTTTCAAAGAGTATATTTATATTCATGCGTCCTCCTTTCTCCCTATATCAGCTTTTTCGCAAAGTTTTACAGGCTTTTCCCCTCTCGCGTCGAAGTTGACAAGATATAGAGAGGTGGTGAACCTAAATGAAATGTGTAAAATGTGAAACTATGTTAGACGATGGAGCCAACTTCTGTACCTCATGTGAGGCTGCCCAAAAGTTAGTCTGTAATCATTGTCGCTCTGAGGTGTCTATTGACACCAAGCTTTGCCCTAATTGTGGGAAAGACGATCTTAGGGAACCGGATACATTGGGAAGTATAGCTGCTCATAGCTAACTAATCACCAATTCTTATTTCCACAGTCTGAACAGTAATTTTTCCTACTGTGCTTCCACCTGCCACATTCGCACTTTTGTTGAGGTGGATTAATGAAACTTTGACCGCAATGGCTACAGCATCTTGCACCCTCTACGTGATCTTTTTTTCCGCAAATCATGCACATTGACTGAGCAGAAGCTTGCACCTTTTGTTCAGTCTCTTTTGGGTTGATAGTGTTTGTCATTTGTTTTTCCTCCTTATTAATTAAGTTGAGATGAGATTTGGTTAGGGTGTAATAAAGCCACATTCAATGGCTATTCCTACTAGCTCTTTGGTCAATGCATTTATGTCCTCGATATCTGGGTATTCTTTTGGCAATTCGGTTATGGTTATGACGGTAAGTTCTTCGGGTGTCATATCATCTTCAATAAGAGAACTGAATGAGTCGTAGAGTTCACACTCGTCTCCTTGGTAGTTTTTAATGGATGGTTTCCATATCTCCTTGGGGCACATACAGCATTGGCAGTGAACTTCTCCACTTAACTCAACCATTAGTGATACCTCTCGTAAACAGTTTTACTAACCGACAGATCCAGCCCGAATTTATCCTTGACAGCCATTAGGTTTACGGTTTCGTCAAGAACTTCCTGGCGAGGTATGAGCATTTCGGGAGTCATTTCGTCCTTCTTAACCATCTTCGGATAGCCAAACATGTTAGATACGGCTTTGTTGGCAATCTGATTTGCTTTGATGTAGTCAACTCTTACTGGGTTACTCAATCCTCGTTTCAGAACATCCATGGTTTTTATTTGGTGCTCCTTGTCAAGAGTGCGGAATATTTGAAATCCTTCGAGGCCAGCCGCATTACGGAGTGTTTCGATAATATCAAATACCCAATCCTGGAATTGGATAGCTTCTTTCTTGCGACTTTTGAAAACGAGTCGATAAATATTTTTGGTATCGATTAGATTTAGTTCTACTATTTGAATAGCAGGTGTACCATCTTTTTTCTTTCCTGTCTCCACCCCTACCTTACTAGTAGTAACCCCGGGGGAGGATAAACCTTTTAGGGCTTTCGTTACCTGTTTCAAATCCAAAGCCTTACAAACATCAACCGCAACAGCCCACCAATTTCTCGGCTTGATTTCCACAAATCTAATTTCATGATCAAGCCATATTTCAGTACGAATTTTCATTTGCCCTCTCCTTATCCACTATCTAATCTCTACTAATTCCGGCTTAATGAATTCGTCTGCTGGTACTTTCAGCGCAATACAAATTCTCTCAACATCATCCCCTGAGACATTCTTTATCCCGGAAATTCAGCTAGTAATCCCTTAAGTGATCTTATTTCCCTTTTTAATTCCTCAACCATGTCGAGTGCCGCCTTAACCTTGCCCTCTTTCTTTGATATCTTTGCTAACAGTCTTTTACGCTCTTTCCCAATTAAGTGATTTTTTTTAATCGGAGAGATACTTCTTACTAGCAAGCCCCCTATGATTTGATCCACACCTTGCCTGGTCATTTTGAATTTATCGCCTATTTCTTGAAGCGTCTTACCTTCTAGTCTAAGTGATAAGATTTCAGCTTGTCTTTGGTTCAGTGACTCTGGATTTATAATCGATAGCCTTTCTCTTAACTCTGACAAAGCACCGTCTGTATGTGCTTGACTCAACATCTCTCGATTACATATTGAACACACTCCATCCTTTGAGTGAGTTGGCTGACCACATACTTGGCATGGTTCGGTATATTTGATTCGGTCTATTAATCCGGTTTTGTATGCATGGATAATATTTTGACTTGGGGTACACCATTCCAAATTACTTGGAATATTGTTTAGCGTGTTCCCGTCTAAATGGTTAACCTGTTGATAGTTGTTTGGGTTTTCGCAAAATGCTTCGGCAACTAATCTATGGACATAATAATGTTTCTGCTTGGAATTTTCGGTAAAACTTACAATCCCATATTTTTTAAGCCTAGTGGTCATAACAATGTTCGCCAATGTTTCCTTGCCGTCTTTAATTTTGTATATAACTCCGCTTTCTAATACCCTGAATTTTCCACCCTGAACTAGCTTTGATGTAATTACCAAGACATATGCCCCCTCTAGCTGACCTTCGTCAAACTTTCGTCAGGAGAAAGTTTTTTGTTAAAAAAAATTAACAGGAATTCAGATGTCGTCATGTCTAAGATATCGGCAATCTTTTGAGCATGAGAAAGCTTAAACTCTGACCCCGTGTCTTCAATTT